CCAAAGTGATCATTTGGTCACACCTAAAGCACCACTCAAAGCCTCACCTAAAGGCCGCAGCACTTGAAGAGCACTTGAAGGTTGACTTGAGGTCGCACATAATGATAACGTAAAGAGGGCTGAGGAGTGGTAACCGAAGGTTAAATCTTGAGGAGGCCATAGGGGGAACTTTGAGATTCGTCACCTATGAGATACTCACTCAGATTTTTGTGGTAAATTCTTAAAGGGTCTACCTAATGGCACAACCTAATGACCACGCACTCTTAAGGTTAGACCACAAGAGACACCCTAAGACACTCGGAGACCATTAGTACACTTGATAAGGGTGAGTATCATGGTAGTGTTTATCACCATTATATGAACCCTTAGAGTGACCCATATGGCTACAGCGTAGCTAGGCTGCTTAAAGGTTATACCATATGTATACACTATAGCTGGGCTCTGTCTTAAGGTGTCCCACTGGCACAACCTAAGGTGACTCTTACAAGGTAGTGGTGGTTATTATTATAATACCACTATACACTATGGTCACCTCAGGTGTCTCTACGTGACAACTTAAGGCAGAACTCAATCTGGTCTTACAGTGAATCTCTATGCATATGCATACTGAATAACTTTAAGGTTATCTCAAAGGTAGCCTCTCCTAATAGTGATAGTTAATTCAAACCTATTGAAACATAAGGATTTTCTTCAGGAGCACTTCCTTGTGCTAACTGAATGCTTATTCACTTAATGTGCATACTTATGGACATCACCAGCCCATAAAGTTGTCGTTGACGTCATCCTCATAGTAGATATCAAGGGAGCCTTGAGACAACTTACGGACGTCCTCATAACCTCGAAGCTGTGACTCCATATGGTACTCAATGAATTCCTCAACCCTTTCAGCTTCCATCTTAACGCTGTCCAACTTAAGGGACTCTTTGAGGAACTCAACACCCAATGCCAAGGCATCAAGCCTATCATCGTGCTTCAGAGCGCCCTTAACGCGAGTGATTCGAGTGAGCTGGTAGAACAGGCTCATACGCACATCGTGCTTACCTTCCTTATCTCGGGCTGATTGGTAGTCCTCACGGATAACCTCATCACGGATAACCAAACGGTGAGTTGATAAGACAGGCTCTAAGGTATCGCAGATTCGCAACTCCTTCATGCCCTTCGCTCGGATTTCCTCTAAGCCGCACGCATGGTGCTGCAATAAGATTGGCTGGAAGACTTTACCAAACATCCCATCACCGAAGTTACTCTCGAAGACCACAGTCTGAACCTTCCACTGCTTGGCTAACTTAGCGAGTTTCACTAAGGTCGGCTCTTCGTAGCCATCAAGACCACCAGAGGCCATTAGGTAGATGTATCCGTTCAAGGTGTACAGAACAGCATAGCCAGTCTCATCCTTACCACGACCTGAAGGGTCAACCACAAGAATCTTCTGGAGGTACTCAGCGCTTCTATCAGAGCACGAATGGTACGAGTGGATACCATCACCCTTAAGACCAACGTTAGGAAGTTCCTCATTGGAGTTCTGACGGTTAGGCAACCATTGGTAGCCCATAGGTGCCTTGTTAATGTCCAAGGCCGCTACGATGCAATCACGCAGTCTTAACGGGTACTTCTCGGCATCTGATAGGTTAGGGTTGAGCATGAACTGTAGTGTGTAACCCGCCTTACCATATTCCAACTCACGCTCCCTCAGCTCATCACTGTCAAAGCGCACAGGGTCGGTAGGAGCACCACCCATAACTTCAGGGTCTTCCAAGTATTCATCGTAAAGCATGGGCGCTAGGCGTGTACCGTAGTGCTCCGCTTCAGTCTTGTTACGTGGATATTGTGCAGGCCAGATTACAGTGGAGTACCCACGGTTATCTTCAAGCTCCTTATAGAGAGTCATCTCGGTCTGGGGTGTTCCCAGATAGATAACCCTTGAGGAGTCTAACGGTTTCAGCAGAGCCGCAAACTCCTGCACCGCCGTCCAGAGCTTTTCACGGGCACCGGAGGTAGCACTATTGCTTGGAATCTCTACGTCATCCGCTAAGATGATATCAGCACGACTACCAGTTACCTGCCCATAAATACCCACAGATTTCACACTAGGGGAGTGGTCAGGTAACGCAGGGCCAACATCAAAGCTAATGTTTGAGTCACGTTGGTTAGGGCCAGCCTTCAGCTCGTGTAAGAACGGAAGTAGGCCGATAATGTTCTTAATGAAGATACTGTTAGCGTCAGCACGTTCCTTAGAGGCAGACACAATGAGAATCTTCAGTTGTGGGTCGTTCCATAGCTTCCACACCACGAACGCACACAGGATGAATGACTTCCCGATACCACGGAAAGCCTGAAGGATAAACTTCTTGTTTCTCTCATCGGCGACCACACGAGCCATATCCTGCTGACACTTGGTCGGCTTAGGGAGGTTCAGAGCTGCCCATAGGACGAACATAAAGGCCAAGAAGTCGCCTTTAAGCTGCTTAATGACCTTATCGTTGTCTACCATCAGTCACCTCCTTAGGTTGCCCCTGAAGCGCTCTCACGGTGTCCTGAAGAGCCTTAACGTGAGCGTCTGCTCTCAACGTTACTCCGATAAGACTTGAAGCAGTTGATTCGTGTAGCTCGGCTCTACCATCAAAGATGCATCGACCGTCACTTGATTGGGTTCCGGTGGTGGACTTGATGCGGATTGACAGCCGCTTATTAGACTCACGAAGACCATTAACAAGGCGGTCAGCGTCAGCTTTACTCGCTGCGATATCTTCTTGGTAACCCTTTGAGATTTCATTGAGTGCCTCCTGTGTGATTTGATTAGCTTTCTGCTTAGTGATGTATTGCTCCTGAACGACATCCTTCCACTTCCGGTCTGCCTTATCGTAACCTGAGGTATACGCAAAGTAGCCAGTGAGTCCTAGGATAGCCACAACGATTACCGCAATGATTTTCTCACGCATAATCACCCTCCTGTTTCTGTAGATTTCACGTAGCGTTACCGCCATTAGGTAGAATTACCCATAAAGGCCACTATATGTAGTGACCTTGAGGATACCTCTTAATGTTTGTACATATCGTCTTCTTCGAGACCGTTAGCGTCCACGCCTTGGTTGTACGCCTCAAGTGCACCGTGGAGGTCACCGAGGATGTTCGTATCAGGCTGCAACTTGGAGACTTGGAACTTATGGCGCTCCAGAAGTTTACCAATTGCATTATACAACTGAGGGGTTCGCTTCTCAGGGTCATTGAGGTCTTTGAGCATAAACTGTGCTTGCTGCGTGTCCAGCATCTCAAGGAACTTTAAGAGAGACTTATCGACTTGGGTCATATTACACCTCCTTATTGGCCTTCTTCCAATCCAGAATCTTATCGACTACCTTGGCACCAATCTGAACCACTGTGTAGGCGATGGCGGCTACATAGAACCACTCGTTAAGTGAGAGACCCCAGAAGAGTCTCACCACCACATCAGTACCTGCGGCAGCCCCAATAGGAGCCGCCTTAAGGATTTCATTATTAAAATCGAACTCTAACATTATCTACCTCCTTATTTGTTAATTACGAATATCACCTGACAGAATCAGTATTAAACGTGACGCATTGGTAACATCGGTTAACACCTCAATATTACCATTCGGGTTTAACCTAAAAATACCCTGAGAGTACGTACCAACCCCTGAAGTCACACTATATACTACAAGGGTGCCAAATAAGCCTTCGACTGTGGGTCTATAGTTAATTGGTGACACGCCAATAATGGTTCCAGAAGGGATGTCCCGAGGTGGCACTACATCCATAAAACCAGAGTTAGAGGTCAATATGTTTGATGTTATACTTAGTTTTATAGGTAACGCTGAGGAATAGTCGAAACCAGTAGATGGTTGTACCACCGTTTGCTCCACACAGGTTGCCACCTCTTTAAATTCCCCCCAACCCTCCACGTTACCACTAAGTGTTGCCGATCTCCCCATCCTGAAGAAGATCTTACCATCATCGTGTGGCTTATAACCACTAAGGAGTTGCAGGAGTATCTCGTCCTGAGAGCGTATAGTGCTCAACATACCATCAATAGGATATCCTTCTGATAATACACCTCTAGTCAACATAACTCCTCTATTGTGAACTCTAGGGGACGCGGCGATGTTAGGGAGAAAGGCTGCGCCACTTATATTGGATAATGAGGAGCCGTTCTTAAGTATCATCCCTTTAGGAATTATAGTCTCTAGGATAACCCCAGATATTATCATATTCATTATATCGTTAGGGTGTATACCTCTACCATCCCCAAAAGGATTATCCATAAGTATTCCAGCTAGGTTTTTTGAATCCTGAATCAAAAGGTATGTATCAAGGAATGCGCAACCCTCCTCTCTCGCCAGCATCCGAATGAGTGGGTTTATTTCCTCATACCACATAGCATCCCGAGCGTTGGGGATGTCATAAGTGGAGTTTGGTGTCATTATCAATATTGATGAGGCGCTGAATGGGTTTTCGGCTCTATATTTCCTAATGCCATCCCTCATGTCCGAAATAAATACCTCGGCAGTCCTTCTATTAGGATAATCCTGACCAGCATCTGGGGGCGCTGCGCTCCCATCTAATAAGTACCCTTTATCGTTTATACCCCACCTGATGATATATAAGTCTGGGTGCTGCACTTTATCTTCCTCTACATAAAGTGAAGACCATTGGCCTGTATGTTTCCCTGACCTGCCGGAGTTAATACACTGTACACCATACGCCGCTCCAACACTAATTTTATAGAAGGCGTCGCGCACCAGCTCTGGTAGTGTGTGCCCTGCGGTGGTTCCATCACCTGCGGTGGTACTATCACCTGAAAATACTACCTTAAGTGGTCTAGTAGGTGCTATTGATTGACTTTGGAGTGATGAGAACCAACCAGCAAGGTTAGCAATTCCCTCCACCAGTATCTTAGTACCCTCGGCGCTGTTTTGGCGCTCAAAACCACCGACTACTTTCTTGGTGATGGGTTTATTAGTCAGTTTATCCACTGTCTCCTGTAAGTTCTCTCCAGATTCTACACCAATAAGACTAGCTCCTGTATTTCTTTTTAATATAGCGAGCGCGCCTTCCGATGTTCCACCCTCTATTTGTGAAACATTAGCAGCATCTAGCACACTTGTTCCAGCTAACAAGTTAACAATGCGCCGCCCACGCGCGTCTAAGTCACCATTTGCATCCACCCCAATAGTATCTACTGTCAAATCGCGCGCCTCTTCAGCGATGTGGATAGCCTGAACCTGCGCCACGTTAAGGTCATTAGCTCGAAGGATTGAGCCATCCTGAAAGTCCACCAAACGGTCGCTTACAGACGTGAATCGGCGAATCTCAATCAGTGAATAACCGTCAGCAGCTCCCCACGTACGAGTGGTCGTAATGGTGGTCTTTGTGGAGAACCGAAAGTCGGTCGTAATGTCCAACTCACGGCGGTCTTGACCAATAAGCGTCACCTTGACGAATTTCCTTGCGAGGTACTCAAACGGCACCGCAAAGTCTCTTGAGCCATTCAGATTGTAAGTCACGACTGTTTTAATTACGTTAGCCATATTGCCTCCTTAAGTTAACACTAAAGGGAAACCGGATAGTCTCCCAATAGTGATAGTTAATATTACTTCTTGGTGCTAATCTTGGTATTAAGACCAGCGTCAGCGTACATCCACATAATGATTTGCTGAGTCAGTGGGTCATTAGGGACGAGCTGCTGAGTGGCCTTGAGAGCGCCAGTGTTCATCTCCAGTTGAGTCGGTTTATTGTTGGACGTCACTGAGTCGTACAGGTTTGAACCTGCTGCCACAGCGCTACCAACAAGGCCTACTGCCGGAATCTGATTCATCAACTCTCCACCAAACGACTTAGCCACATCAGCGCCCTTAAGGGCTTTATTCTTAGGCTGCTTCTCAATGGGCGCTTGAGGTGCGATAGAAGTCCTCACCATGTTAGCGTCATTGAATCCCACAAACGGCCCGAGGAACTGCACAGGGGTAAACACACCGCCCAAGTGAGAGCTTCGAGACAGGCCAGCGTAACCTACCATCTGGGGGCTTAGAGCCTTATTCAGATAATCATCACGGTCACCTTGAGGTAACCTGTAAGCGTCAACGTGTGAGCGCATGATGTGGAACGCTGAGGCCAACCCAATGGAAATCACAGTGGCTGCTGCCATGTCTACTGCACGACCATTCTTAGTGGTTTCATAGAATGACTTAACGAGACGACCGTTGATTGAACGAATGATGAAGTTCTTAAACTGAGCTACCATCTGGCCTGCCCAACCGAACGCCTTCTGGTTCTGCAACCCGATACGGCTTGGACGTAGGAAGGTCTCATTGGCTGTATGCTGGCCGAGACGCCACAGGTCATTACTCCGAGGGTCTTGCGAGAATGCCTTGGAATCCTTAAGGGTGAACTTACCGTCTACTCCCAGCTCCATATGGTCGCGGATTAACTGACGGATACCTTCAGCCTGCTCCTTAGTGATAGCGGCAGACTTAAGATACTTTGCGTCCATCCATCTGGAGTTCTTACCGCGCAACACTGAGTCTGCCACATCACCAATCACACCTTGACGAGCTGTGTTACCAATGTAGTTCGAAGACTCACGGAGTAGCCATGAAGCTGGAGACTTAGAGGCCAGCGTTGAGGTGCCGTAACGAATAGAGCCTACCATCTGTGCTGCCCAATTGTTCACCGCAGAGTTCTCTTTAAGAGAGTCCACGAAGTCCATCCGGCTAGGTCTGATAGATTCGTCAATATCGCGACCAAACAACGTAGCGGTCATCTCACGGGCTGTGGTAGCGCTGACAGCCTTACGGCGGTACATTAGGTCGTTAATCACAGGGATGTGGCGCAGAGCTGCCCTTACGTTCCCCTTAGCGACCATTGCGCCAATCTCAGTGAAGTTCATCGGCCCCATCCAGAAGTTCTTAGTGAAATACGCTAAGTCACTCAAGGAGCGCATCAGTGTACCAAAGGCACCATCAGGGTCTCTACGCGCATGGCCAGCGATTAACTTCATGCCTTCTTTGAGAGCGTTAACTTCCTTGATTAACTGTGGGTCGCCTGAGGCACGAGCCTTATCGGCCAGACCTTGAATGATGTTCTTCTGTTCAAGCATAGTGCGACCTGTGCCAGCCATTAGTGATACGTTACCATTAACTGAGCGGGCATAACTAGGCATTAAACGCCCGAGGTCATAATCACGAAGGTCATTCACTCGGAACATCGTACCATCAGCCATAGGAACTGGAACGTCACCATCAAAGCCCGAACGAGCCTCAAGGTACTTGTTGTTCTCAATACCAGTCAGCTTGGAGTCAATCGTTTGGTCAACCAATGAGGACGCCGTAAAGTCGTCACTGTGACTGATACCATACGCCTTATCCATAGCGTACTTCTCAATCATCTCTGGAGTGACGTCATTAGGTGTCTTCAGCTTACCTTCAGACCGCTCTACGATAATTCTCTTAACACGAGTCATTGTCTCAGGGCGCATATGAGCAGACGCAATCCAGCTCTTAGCGATGGCCTCTTGGAGACCCTCATTGCCTAATCGTTGACGTGCTGTCCGAAGGGCAAACTTATCGTACACCACTTGGACATACTTGCCGCCCCAATGAGTGCTCAATAGGGACTTGGCCTTAGAGTTGCCGCTAAGCATCGCTGGGTTTTCCATGTAGGCCTGCTTTGTGCTGTAGAAGTCATTGAGAGCGTCCATGAGTCTCTGCATTGCTGGGGTCTTAGGCTTACCACCTGACTCAATCAGTTCCGCAGCTTCACGTTGAACAGCAATCTGAGCTTCACGCTGCCTCATTCCTGACATGGAATACTCAGGGTCTTTAAGAACATCCTTAACGACATCATCGTACTTCTGGAAGAATCGGTTATCTTGAGCGCCTAAGCGTTCAATCCCTTCATCCACTACGAAGCCATAACGACCTGAAGCACCACTCACAGTCCCTACTTCTGGTCTGAACAACTCAGAGGCCACACTACGAATCTCAGGGTTAAGTGAGCGGTTTGTAACTTGACCAATGGATGACATGCTACCTAAAGCAACACTTGGAGCTGCGCGCGCAGCTTCACCATTATGATTCAACGAAGCGTAGTCCCTTGCGGTGTTCGGGTTAAGTGGGTTCTCAGCTGCTAACACTGTGCCGTCTTTGAGAATCACTGCGCCCTCTTCTGTTGGATGCATAGCGTAATCAACACCATCATGACTAGACGGGAAGCCCCTGTCCTCAGTGTTCACCTTTGAGCCATCAACACCATCAGTATTACGGGCTGTCTCACGGGCTTCTAAGCGTCTGGCTGTAGGCATGAATGGGTTAGGCTCATTGGGAACCACATCAGCATCACGAGCACCACGCCCGAAAGCTAACGTTAAGCCACCTCCAAGTATAGCACCTCCAGCGAACGCCATACCGTAGTGACCCTCACCACCAGACACGTTAGTGCGTAGTGCCTCAGACGCTACACTAGCAGCACCTGAAGCAGCACCAACCTTAAGTGTCTTATTGATCAACTTAGCGCCTTTCCCTACGAATCCCATTGGGGCGTACGTAAAGGGGTCAACAGCCGCACCTAATACGCCAGCTGCAAGATGTGCTCCCCAGCCGCCATCAGCGTTCTTAAGGTCATTCTCGTAGTTGTCGTTAGCCAACTTAACGGCTTCTTCGAGTGTCTCAGAGTCAGACCCAGAGACAACGCTAAGGTAATTGGCGTCCTTCAGGTTGTTCCTAATGTACTCAATCTCATCCGGTGAGAACTGGTGAGTGTTCCAGCGACTAGGTGTCATGACAGAGGTCAATAAGTCCGAGTCACCATCACGGAAGGCACGATACCCTGTGCCCACCGCAGAGTTAGCAAACTCAGTCTCAATCGCTTGGCCTTGACCACGGAAAGGGTTCTTAAAGCCCTCATCGCGAGACTCAAAGTCACCCAATGTCTCACCTTTATCTTCCCCTTTGGCCTTCTTACCGTGCTGCTTATCGAACTCCTGACGGAAGTCCGTTCCGACCTCCTCAGTGATTGATGAACGACCAGTAGCCAGAGTGAGGCCACCAAGTTCAGGAGCCTCCAGCTTAGCCTTAGTTTCAGGCATAGCGATATGACTCATGGACTGGTCAAGGGTCTTTGGGTTGGATAACTTAGCGAACGCTTCCAGTTTTGCCGTATTAGGGGACTTAGCATAAGCTGACATGTTGCGCATGTAGCCCAAGCCTTCAGGGGAAATCTTAGCGTAATCCCCACGGTCGTATGCTTCCAACTGTGCAGCACCAATTTTACCTTCCCCTTGGTTGTACGCAAGGAGCGCTTTAAGCTCATCCCCACCAAATTTCTTGGTGAGGTCAGCCATCAGTCGAGCCTGCGCGGGAATTGCCTTCTCAGGGTTATAACGGTCATCGTTAGGATTGTCCTCATCAAATACATTAAGACCCAAAGCTCGGGCTGTGCCCTTAGTAAACTGAGCGATACCCCTTGGGCCAGTCGGAGAGACTGCTTTAGGATTGAAGCTGGACTCATGGAATCCTTGGGCACGTAACAAGCGAGGGTTAGCCCCCGCTGACGCTGCTGAGCTTTGGTACAAGCTATCAAATTCACTTGGTTTATTCTCATCATACTTAGCCATTAGAGGCCTCCTTATAGTTGTGGATTAGTCGGAAGAGAACTGTGCACCTCTCAGTTTCTCTTTATCGGTCGTGTCGATGTTATCACCTAGACGCTTATTGATGTCCTTAAGACCCTTGTCCATCTTCTCCTTGTTGGCCTTACGTTGTGGCTGTACAACCGTCTCATCGTAGAACTTCTGGTACTCAACACGGAACTCAGCGTTATTAAACGTCTTGTTGACTGACATGTCCTGTGACTGCATGTGCATATCGCCATTCAGGTCTTGCCAGAACATTACGTTACCAGCCGCTGGGTTTTCCTTCATGATGGTGTCTCGAAGGTGTTCAGCGAACTTAGCGCCCTGCTCGTAGGACTTCGTATCGTCCGTGACCATAAGTGACGCCTTAGGGATTGTGCCCCAAGAGTCGGTCGAACGGTTAGCAGCCCCAGAGGTCTTAGAGAAAGACACATTGTTCGCGCTGAGCCACTCTGAGGTCATCTTAGCGGCAGTATTGGAATCACCCGTACCATTAACCCACGAATCATAATACACACGAGCACCCTTTTCTAGAGCTGGTGGAATATTCACGAGGTTCGGATATTTGTTGTCGTTCTTCAACGCTAACCACTGCTGAGAGTCACGGTCACGGTCTTCCTTGGTCTTCCCTTGGTTGGCCTGATAGGACGCTAAGATTTTATCCTGAGGGATTCCAAACTTAGTAGCGGCATCATTAAGAGCCATCAGCTCGGTCATCTCAGGGAAACGCATAGCCATCGTAACGGGGTCTTGCTGATACATCCGGTTAGCTAATGCCCATTCAGTGCTTTCAGGCCACTTTCCGGTAATCACAGCGGCTGCCCATTGGGACTGCGCTCGTTGCATCTGCTCACCGTACACCTTCGTGAATACACCATCGGACGAATCGTATTGAAGGTACTTCATGCGCAGCTCATCCTTCTTAGCGTCTGGTAGGTTCATTTTGTCAATCTTAAGGATTGCATCCTGCGCCCAATTCACCAAGTCCTGCGGTTCGATTGTCCCCGTGTTGGGAGTCTCAGGCATCATAGAGGCGTCCAGAGAGACAGCTTCACCGTTCATCCGCTTAACCATAGCAGCATCAAAGAGAGCATTCTTATTGGTACGCTGAACGACCTTCTCAGCACCCTTAACGGCCTTCTTGCGCTCCTCACCTAAAGCATCCTGAGCGGCTTTCTTGAGGTTAACAACCTGCTGACGTTCTGGTGTATTGAGGCCGGAAGGCTGCATTTTGTTCAACTCAGCTTCAATTGCGATAGCTTGGTTCCACATATCAGACGCAGTGGCTGCATTTGACGCCTCATTGACACGTAGGGTGAACGCTGCGAAATCCTCAGCATCCTTTTGGATGGTATTGGATTCAGCCTTGGTGACCCAAGTGTCGAACTGCTCACGGCCATAGATGTCCTCAAAGGACTGCTCCACGCCATCAACGGTGAACTTGCGGGTTCGCATCTCATTCAACCAAGGCGCAGACCCTTTGGTGTTCACGGCTTTCTCAAGCTGCATCTGCATAACCTTCACTTGGTCGGAGTCATTTACCAGACCATTACTGGACTGGCTTCTAGCCACCGCTACGAACTGGTCAGCACCAGCCTTAGGGTCAGCCAAAAGGTTACCGTTATCGGTCACGTTTGATAACTCAACGAACGATGCAGACTTGGCTGCGTTACGGCTCCTTCGGTCTTGCTGCTGGTCATATGCACGGTGTACCGCAATGTTGCGCTCGACTGCATCACCATAGAAGCCCAACTTGTAGTCTTCATCCTGCTCGTTCCACCCATAGGCCTCAGCTTGCTCCTTTGAGTGAACCGCAACGCGCTCTTGACGAAACTTAACGAACTCCGCTCTGGTCATCTTGTCGTTGACTGAAAGCTCCGCAATGGCATCGTTATCGGCCATGTATGCAGTCTGCTTACCAGCCATCTGTCGTAGCTGCTTCTGAACGTAAGGGTTATCTTGGTGCAGAATCGTACCGTCATCTGTGAGACGCTTAATCTCAGCAGGGTCGTACTTACCGAAGATTTCCTCAGCCAAAGCCGTACCAGATTTCTTGAGCTCCTTGTCGTTCCGCTCAGCCCACGTACCGTAAGCATTAGCGCTGGTCTCAGCGAACTTCATCATGGAATCCAAGAGTCCGCTTTGAGGCTTCTCAACGATAACCTGTGCGGCTTGATACCCTTGGGCTGGCTGTCGGGCACCTCTGAGACGTGTCGACCCTTGGGCTGGCACAGAGCCTTGTAGGGCATTTTGTAAAGCACTAGCCATATGTCACCTCCTATGGTTATTTCTTAGCGGTGGTGGCACCAGCTTTTGGAGCACCATTGAGACCCTTAGAGAATCCACCGCTGGCATATTGAGTAGCCGCAGCAGAACCAGCCATAAGACCGACGTTAAGCGCTTGACCCAACTTGGATTCACCTTTGGTTTCCGTTCGGTTGTTCATAGCGATTTGGCTTGCGGTCGACTCACGGTTCATAACGTTGTTCGCCATGATGGACTGATAGTCGCGCTCATAGTTGTCCTTGACCATGTTCTGTTCTCGGATTTGATTGCCCTGAGCGATACGGGCTACCCGTGACATTGAGTTACCTCCCAACATCCCCTCACCGATAGCCGCTCGGATTGACCCTGAGGCTGCTACATTGGCTAAGTTCTGATTGGTCAACTCTGACGCAGCCTGTTCATACTGAGAGCGTGCTTCAAGTTTCTTTGAGGCCTCCTCAACGTTCATCTGCTTCAGCATCTCCTGAGACTGTAGGCGTTGGGCTGTGGCCTGTGCACCAGCAATCTTAGAGGCATCATGGTTACCCTTTACGGCGCTTGCTGCTGCCATAGCGATAGGGATTGCTGCCATCCAGCACATAATTAACCTCCTATGGTAAACAGTTGAAACTGCTCTGACGCATCGGAGAACTCGTCGTGAAACACAGCCCCAATGGTCTCAAGGAACGCTCTATGTGGGTAATTACCAACCCATACATAATTCCATAAGACCGGATATTGAGTAAGTAAATTATCACGATGTCTCTCGATGAATCCCCTGAACTCCTTCCTTTGGTCACCACTCAAGGTTACCGCTAAGTGTGACGTAACGAACCAACATTGTCCCTCTACGTTACCACCGATAGCCAGCACCTCTCCATTGTGCTCAAGGGTGATACACTCAGCTTCGTTGGGGAAACTTGGGGCTATGCCCATAGCTTGAGCCTCCGCTAAGTCCCATTGAGATGGAGTAAAGACCTTAAAGTCTTCTTTGTTACTTTCTCTTAACAACATACTTAAAGCCCTCCTTAAAGTGAGTGTCTCTCAATAGTGATAGTAAATTATATTCATTAACATTATCCTGAGACACTCTTAACAATATTTAGATACCCGTGGTTCTCTTCATGTAATTACCTTCCCAACCACAACCAATTACGTTCAGTGGTGTTGTGTAGTCACTGAAGATTCTCACAGTGTTCAACCTTGCGTCACCATTCACAGGGAATCGATACTGACCAGTAGCCACATTGAGGCGTGACGCTCTGAGACCTTGAGAACCTACACGAGCACCTCCCATAAGATACTCAAAGGTGCGCGATTGGTTCTGAACCTCAATGCGGAATGCACCCGAGTCCTCATAGTTTACCCATGCCCTACGGAGTTGTAATCTACCAGTATCCTCTGAGGCAATAGAGCCATCATCAGCCCGCTTCTTAATGAGGAACTTAGAGAACTCATAAGTGAACAAGAAGTTGAACCCAAGGAACAACGTCACACCTTCAAGGTTACCATCAAAGGTAATCGTAGGGTTAGCCGCCCAGCCTCCTTGTGGCTCCTCAAAGGATGTCACACGACCGTCACCCTCAAGTGCGCTGATAGTTCCCTTATCGAATCCCATACCGTACACCGTTGAGATGTTCACAGTGGTCTCATTGGTGTCCTCATTGTAGGCACCCACAGGAACCGTGTAGGCTTTCTTACCATCCAGATATCCACGGTAAGGCTCACCCAGATAATCCACGGTGTCCTTAGTGAACAGAACGTAGCCCATAAAGACGTGCCCATTGTTCTCCAGAATGAGGAACATGGTGGAGTTAATGGACGCCGCAGAGAGAATCCGAATGTTGTCCCCAAAGTCCCAATGAGACCAAGATTGCTGCTGTAGCGTCTCGTTCTGATAGAGGAACTTATAGAGGAATACTTTCGACTCTGCACCTGAAGTTAACACGCTGGCGTAATTCTCGGTAGCCGACCCGTGAATCTGGAAGACACCGTTAGGGATGTAACTTGGTACGTGACTGGTCATGTCCTCAGCGTTCTTAACACTGGAGACGTCCTGCACAGCATAGTATCGGTTGATACTCGTAAAGGTTGCCCGAGGAGACGCAAAGTAGATGTTACGACCAATGCCATAAGGCCGCGCCTTATCGTACACATCAAACTGAGTCGTAAGATTAAGCTCTACGCTTCGGCTTGATAGAACACCTTGAGCATTCATCACGAACTGCGCTTCGTCAGCCCAGATAAGCATCTCCTCAGTGAACGGAACGGCGTACTTAAGGGTTGACACTCGGTTATGGCTGACCGCAACATCAATCGGGTCATCGTCACTGAGGTTCGCAACGCTCGTTGGGAAGAACCCAAAGTATTTGGCGGTGCGGGACAGGATAACGTTCTCACCGCTAAGGAACCCTAAACGGTTTCTCCAGAAGAACACATCGTTAATCTTGGCGTCAACAAACGATGGGAAGGGGTTGGTATCCTCATCGCCACATTTACGTTCAGTCCAAGTGTTCATCTTGAGGTCGAAGTTACCATCTGCTGCACGTACCAAAGCCCAAGGCATGGTCACAGGGTCGAGCTTGTATTCAGAACCCCAGCCGATGGTTTCACCCCAGACCTTACGAGCTGCATCCCACTTAACGTAATACTGGTCGGCAGTCTTAGAGGTGTCCCCTACGATTTTGATAATGTAACCATCAGGCGCATTCGCTGGGAGCTTATTGAATGACTGCGCAAAGTGGGTCACAGGGGCAATCAATTGGTCAGCGTAGCCATCCTTGGTGATAAACTTATCGATGTCCGTACCGACTGGTGCTTCAATGTAGACATAACCAGTACCGACCGTAATTGTCCAAGTGGGTAACTTAAGGCGAATTTGCTTAGCCAGCTCCTCAGCGATGTACTGTGAGTCTGTTTGCTTAACGTGACTCGGGTCGCTACCGTTTGGCAGTTCCAGCTTAGCAACCTCCTCAACGTCATCATTGAGATACACCAGAAGTGTACGCCCATACTGACCACCACGGATGTTAATCAACGCTGAGCCTTTCTCTCTGAAGTTCGGAAGGGACACATCAGGGAGCGTATCGACCACCTTGGTGCGATTAACGATGAACGTATAGTCAGCAATGGTCACCATCCTTAAGTCTTCCCTTGGGTTCGCTACGGTGACGTATGAGTTATCACCACGGACGGTGTATTCATTTCCAGTAAGGTCGAACACCTTAACGCCCGTCCCTGTGAAGCAAGCGTAATACTGCTCGAACTCATCACGGTTGATTAGGTGGATGTAAGGATTGGTGCCCAAGTATCCCTTAGCGCCCAGAACCTTACTGAACACTAAAGGTGGTCTCTTTTGGAGACCTTCAGTCTCAGACGACCAGCCATTAATCTGTACTGCCCCCTGCTCGGGATACCTTAAGATATCTGGCTGTTGGCTGATACCTGACTTCAGGTTCTTTGTTGTTTGTGATACTAAGGCCATAATGAACCTCCTTAGGTTAAACTTAACGGGACAGAAGACCCTGAACGTGGGAGTCACCATCAAGCATGTTGTACTTGCCATAGTCCATCTCGTATTCCATGCAGGCTGCTTTAGCCTCAAGGATTTCTGAGCGTAGAACGGCCTCAATCTCAGGTGCCCCAAAGTACCTAGAGTTGAACATACGGGCTGCCTCAGTGACAATCAAAGTCCTGAAGCATTCCGGCATATCGTCGAAAGCTCGTAGGCGAATCAGGTTGACAGACACCGGAGCTGTAAACTGGTCGGTTAACGCTGTGCGGTCATAAAGGTAACCACCACGGTTAATGTATACGCTGGTGCTTCCCGTAGACATAACGCTCAAATAATCGTTTGAATAATCAATCAGATTACTGAACACATCGGGTTGCAGCACAGCGCCTTCCTCAATGTTGAACGTCCACCCTTTAGACTGTACCTTTCGATTAGTCGTATTGAGAATGCGTCTAGCGTTCGCCACGTCTGCGTTTGAGTCATCCATAAGGGTGTTCACAGGGGCTTCCCCGATTGCAGCCAGAATGTCGTTCACAGCGTCTAACTCAGCAACGCTATCAACGTTTAAATCTTGAATAGCCATAAGGTTTCTCCTTGTAACGAAAAACCCCTCAAGCGCCCATAAGGACACCCAAGGGGTTTCATAAAGTGTGTTAGTCGTCAGCCTCAGCATCCAGTAAAGCCTTAGCCGCCTTGTTAGCAGCACGAGTTCTTGCGGCTTTCTGGGCAGGCGTAAGTTCCACGGTGACATCCTCAGTGGTGCCCACCTCAGGTTCACTACTTAAAGTGGCTCTAAAGGTGGACATCAGGGGAGCTGGATTTACGCCAAGCTGAAAACTGCTGCACCTGCTGCTTCTGGACGCAGACCACCGTGACCCATCGCGTATTTAGCGATAATCTGGTCAGCCTGATATTCAGCACGACGAGCACGTTCCAGAGCCAAATCACGCAACTTCACAGTACCAACCGCTGAACGGTGCTGGAAGATACCCGCGATGTTATCCAGAGCAACCTTAACGGTAGCAGAGGAGGTCGCTGGAATAGAGTGCTTCTGGTTGGCTGGAGCATCTTCACGGTCATCACCTGCACCGCCTGCCGTCAGGTGTGGAACTTCAACAACTTCAAAGCCCATCACGTTACGGATAGAACCACGCTCAGGGTCAATCAGAGCCGCATAGTTGGCGCTGTTAGGCATTAACGCAGCCAGAATCGCTGAGTAGTATTCAGGTTTGGTGTAGAACACACGGTCATTCGAAGGGACGTACTTAGAGGTCATTTTAGCACGAGCCAACGTCAGCATCTTAATCAGAGCTTCACCCAGCTTAACGGTGTCTGCTTCCAGAGCCGCCTTATTGCCACCTTCAAGGGTGATAACTTCAGCAGCGCCAAGACCAGTGATGTTCTCATTGGAAGCGGCAGGCAGGTTACACAGGCCAACACCTTCAGCCAGAACCGCACCATCGGAAGCCATCGCCAAAGATTCGCCCAACTGAGCGGTATATTCAGCACGAACGTCATAGTGGTTCATCGCGTCTTCGATATCATAAATCAGAACGTCAGCAGTCAGCAGGCCGTCAATATTGATAACCTTTTCAGTGTGCTTCATGTCTTTACGTTTGTCATCCAGTGACTCACCAGCTTGTAAATATGCAGCTTTGGTACGACCAAGAACAGGGAACTGAGCGGACTTACCTGAAGCGATTGAACGAGTCATATGTCGGTTCATAGTCACAGACGTTCGAGTAAACGCTGTCAGAACTTCGCCACCAAACACCTTCAGGAACAGCGCCAGTTTGTCTGCTGCTGATTGACCTTTACCTTGGTTAGTACCGCTTTGTTGTCCACCTTGCATGTTAGCCATGTTGTATCTCCTTATTCAGAATGAAAGATTAAACCTAAAGGGAAACCGTATGTCTCCCTATAGTGATAGTTAATTACCAGCCGAAGCTAGAAGCTGCTACTTTCTGTTCCACTTCCTGACGGTACTTGTAGTCAGAACGGTAGCGTGGGTCACTCATTGCCTTGACCATCTCTTCGGACGACCCAAAGCCTTCAGCCTTAACGACTGCGGCCTTACTTGGAGTCGCACGTTTGGTGATGGAACGTTCAGCAGGCTTACCGAATTTCTTAGCGCGGGATTCACCAGCCAGATTCAGAATACCCTTAACGGTCGCAAGGTCACGAGCTGCGAGAGCTGCATAAAGAGACTCAGCGGCCTCCTTATTGGTGCTCTCAAGGTGCGACATAATGTTGGTGAACTTCTCTTCACCACCAACCATCTGCTGCACTTGACGAACATAACCATCGACCAGCGCTTCCTGACCCTTAATGTAGCTGTCAACGAATGCCTTTGAGTAACCCGCTGCGGCCAGCTCTTCGTATGACTGTTCGGAAATACCGTCAGCCTGATACTCAAGTTGGATGCGCTGGATTGACTCTGGAGCTAACCCACGTTCACCCGCTTGGTTGACCATCTCTTGGAATCCAGCTTCGTGCTGACCAAGGAGTTCAACGCTTGCATTTAGTTCTTCGCTAGGTTCGCCCAGAGGTGTAAACTCAGAGTCATCGACTTCAGCGGCTTCAATAGGCTGACCGTCAGCGTCCAGCTCTACAGTTTCACCATCAGTATTGATGCGAATCTGCATACGGCTATCATCGTTAGGGTCAGCAAACTTATCAGGATTACCGTAAGGGTCATTAGGGTCTGACTGTACATCAGGCATTTCAGCCAGAGTGATTGCATCATCACCATCGCGCGCCGATACGTCCAGCTCAAGCATTGCTTGTTCATGCTCCGAAACGGAACCCGAAGTTACTACAGCGGGATTTACCCCAAAGGATGCATAAACATCCGCGTTTGATTCAGCCATCATGTGTCTCCTTAAAGTGTTGAACTAAATGGGAAACATAATCTGTCTCCCAATAGTGATAGTTAATTATAAGCCAGCTTGCATTCCTACAGAGTCAGCCGCTTGTGCCATAGCTTCAGGTGAGGCTGTAGCCTGCGCGCCCATACCAGCACCAGCAGATTCAGCAGCAGCATTAAGGCCAACTTGACCAGCCGTCTGCGCTTGTTTAGCCTGTTTCTCCTCTTGGGTTAACAGTAAGCCTACAGTGTCAATACCAATAGCATTCGCAAGGCGCAACTTAATGTTAGCCGTATTGATGTCTTGGTCTTGCGCAAGGTTAGCCAGAGCACTACATGCCTGAATGAACTCCTGAAGTTTCGCCATATCCTGACCACGACCCAGCGCCTCAAGGCCTGTGCTGATAGTCGGCTCAACGGCCTCTTTAGGTAACTCTGGGATTTGCTGCGTAGCTTGTAGCTGGTTCATGAGAACCTTAACCAAAGGTAGCTGCAACTCCTGAGATAGAATCGAATAGACTCCACCTAAAGTGTCTTCAAGTTCAGACGCCACGTACCGAATCTCTTCGGCTGTCACACGTTCGCCTGTGCGCTGTACCGCTGAGTTCAACATAAAGGCATAGCCTAAACGACCCTCAATCTGGTCAGCCACACTTTTAGCAATCGTAAAGTCGGCGGTCTTCTCAAGCTGGAGGAACGAAATGTCTTCCTTAACGCCTGCCACGAAGTCACCTGAAGCGGCCTTAGTGAGTCGTCGAGGTTGGGTGATACCCGCTGGGTTTACCAGACCGAGAACCTTGGAGCTAATCATAGCAAACTTAATGATTGCCTCCATGAGATTCTCAAGGCTACGCAGGTCACCAAGGTACTCTTCCACATAGGAACGACCATAGGATTCACCATCAATGCGAACCATGCGGACAGCCACATAGGGACTGGAGCCACTTGGATAACTCGCAGCTGTGCCCTGAATCTCCTCACCTTCGACTTCCTCATATTTAAGGTAATCACCAGACTCATCATCCAGATAGATGTGAGTGTACAGGTCGATTTGTTCTTCAGGTTTCTTCTCACCGCCAGACGCCACGACCACCTTACGAACATCTTCAGGAAGGGCACTAAACGCAATCTGGTCGCGAGTAACAATCTGTAGGACGTTACCGTAAGCGTCTCGCTGAACAACGTAACTAGACAGCCTGTAGAGCTTCATAGGGTTATACGACTTGGTTGTGTCCGGTTCAGGGATGTAAAGTAGAACGTTACCAGCCACACAGAGCTGCTTAAGGGCTTCAAAGAGTGTCACACGGTAGCTGTTCGTCTCAATGTAGTTCATCAAGATACGCTCAACCATTGACAACCCTTCGTCAACCTTAGCGAGACCTTCAGGGTCTGATAGCAACTGCTTAGCTTCAAACTCTGAGATGGTCAACTTCATCCACGTCTGCATAGGGAACAACGCAAGCATCAGCTTGGACGCAAGGTTGTTCAATCCACGGGCACCCACAGACTGCCACGGAGTGGTATAATCAGTAGACCCGTTGTCGGAGTCCTTAGGAAACAACGATGGGATTGTGTATAATGCACAGTTCTCCGCTCGTGTCTCATAGGAGTTCCGGTCGTTCTTCAGTCTATCATAAACTGCCTTTCCACCCTCCTCAGCGAAACCTTGACGTTTTGTTGATGTAGCCATTATATGTGCCTCCATGTCTTACCTTGACGAACTCTCAGGATGGTAGACTTAGAGACGCCTAATTCACGAGCCAATGTGGTGCAACCTAAGGATGACTCACGGATTTGTTCTACAAGTTCCGCTGTCAGTTTGGATAAGCCTTGAGCCTCTCCTCTAGCCTTGATTGTTTTATTCACACGGCCTCTATTTGAGGCGTCCTGCATGTTCTCCTTCTGAGTGCCTAATTCAAGGTGCTCAATGTTATAACAGGAAGGGTTATCGCATTTATGTCTAACCACCATCCCATCAGGAATCTGCCCGTAGGCTTTCTCATAGGTGAGTCGGTGAACATAATGCAGTTTTCCCTTCACTCGTGTTTGGCCATACCCAGCACCAGACCGAGCACCTTCCCACTCTATGCAGTCTCTCATATATTGAGGCCACCGCCAGACGAACGAGTCACACTAAGTGCGCGTTTACCAGACCGAGCTGAACGCTTACGGGTAGACTCCGTGTCTGCCTCTTGCTGAACATCACCTTGCGTATCCGGTGTGGTTACAGCTACCGCTGGTGGTGGTGGTGCCTGAACCTCTTGCTGGGGAGCATCAGGCTGCTTACCGTTAACAATACCAGCCGCTGCTGCAATGGGAGCTGCCGCTACCTTAGTGACCGACTTAACGGCCTTCTTAATGAACTTACCGAGTCCCATATGTCCTCCTTATGTATTAGCTCCGAGTCTTGATTTAATAGACGCCCGAATGCCTGTGGGTTTACTTACAGTAGGACTCTTGGTGACCGTTGTGGATTTTACTCCAGTGGTCTGCTGAGCCTTACCTTCATCCGCATTATCACCAAAAGCCACGCCAGATGGTGCCTGAGTTAGAGGTGCTGGGTCTGGCGCTTTGACTGCGTTAGGGTCAATCTGAGGGGCTTTGATTTTAGGACTGAAGCACATATGCTTAACCCTCCATTTGCTTCCGCAGCTCCATGTTATCGATGACCTGTGACCCGTGCTCACACCCCGCGAGGAACCCTAAGATATACTCTTCGGAGTACCCAGTGGACTTAAGCTGAGACAGTTGGCCTGACTTACGGAGGTACGAATAGTTTAAGACTACCTGAAGGTACTCCTTGATAACCCGAGGTATATCATCGGGAATATCGTTAGGGTTCTCTAACAGGTGCTGGATTTGTTTTAATGACATTGATAATGCCTCCTCTTAAAGATTGAGCTTAAAGACTCTTTAATAAGAATCTTAATATAATCATTCCTTTAAACTCTAAGTAAACCTTAAGGTCTCTTAAAGGGAAGAAACTTATCGTAGGGACATCTCATTCCCAATAGTGATAGTTAATTGTCAACTGGTCACCAATGGTCTCGAAATGTCCCTATAATCAGTCCCTTAGAACCAACGCTTGATAGCTGAGCGAATTACCACATACGTCCGATAGACGTAGCTCAAAATGAACCCCGCAAAGATTAGAACGAGGAAGTATTTAACGAAGCTGGCTCCCATAGGTAAATCTCCTTATCAATAAAGTTGTACTCTTCAAATCGTAAGATTCGAGCCATACGCGCCTGCGCCAAGACATCATCAGGAGACATCCCAGCCTTCGCACCAATGCTCAGGATACATTCCCAAAGGGTACGCTCTCCACGCTCCTTAGTGACCCATTTAGTGGCCTCATTGCCCTTGTTCTTACCGGACTTAAGGATGTACGTTTCAGGCTCCGTGAAGTATGGCTCTTTAAGGAACCCTTCGGCAGTGTCACCCCAGCCAGCAATCCCAGAGTAACCATCGGTAAGGTCACCTTTGATTGTCTGGTAGAGGTGCCAGAAGTCAGCCGTCTCTCGGGCCTGCACAAGGATATTACCTGTAGTGCACCATAGGAAATCGACATCAGGGATGGTCTTGAAGTCCTTGTCACAGGAGACCAGAACGGCTTTACCGTAACCGAATTCCTTATGACCAGACCCAATAATACCCATAACGTCATCACCTTCAAGCATGTCTTCACGAATGCAAATGTATGCATCATTAGTGAATACCGATTCAAGGAACTCGAAGTAACCTACAGGCTTCTTAACAGGCTTTCGGTTCTCCTTGTAGGTTGGGTCTACCAACTCCTTACGCCAGTTAACAGAGTCCGTAAAGGCCAACACAACATCTGCACCAGCCCAGCCCTTCTTACGTGTCAGGTAGGACTTAATAGATGACTCAAGGTACTCCCGAGCCTTGGCGTGGTCGCAGCAACGGTGCCAGATTTCCTCCTCCCAAGAGGCGTCAAACTCAGCAGCAGACATCGCTTGGAATACCAGCCAGTCTCCATCTAAGACCACAACACCTTTTGACTGAGGCTGACCCTTGCGCCAGTCGTAGAACTCTTTGAGGGTCACCACGTTGCTCTTAACGTTCATCATGCTGACCTACCTTAGCCATCGCTAATGTGGCTGGCAGAGGCTCAACTTTAGGAGCGTCTTCAAGTTTCAGAACGTAGTCTGAAGTCTTACGCAGAGTTGACCGCCAGTAGGTCGAACCATCTTTAGGGCGAACCTCAACGGTCTTAGGGTTCACCTTTTCGACTACACCAGTAGACAGACCCTTACCGTTGTACTCAGTGTAAACCACCTTGTCACCAACGCTTAACGAATTACCTAACAGATCTTTCATAAACAACCTCCGTTTACTTTCAAGAACTTAACGCCAGACGCTGTGATTTCCCAAGCGCCACCATTACGACCATCCATAGCCAAACACGAGAGGTGACCCCTAGAGGCCGCCTCCGCTACGAGTGCTGCGTGATTGCGCACATAGTTTGACTGGAAGGTCTTTGGGCACTGCTTAATAGCCGCTAGAACCTTCAGGTAATCGCTCATATTAGCGCACCTGAACCGGAGCTACACGAACAGCACCACCGTCCAACAGGGACTCACGGATAGCCTTACCAGCTGCTTTACGAATGGCGCTGTGCATCGCAATCTCAGGGCCATACATCAGGGACTCAATAAGCAAATAACGGTCTTCTCCATTGGCACCTTCAGGAGACTTAGCGGACTCCATCAGTTTGCCCATGAAGCACTGCTCGTCTTCTGAGTTAATGACCACCGAGAAGGTGCCCTTGAAGTTGAAACTTAATGTCTTAGCCATGAGTGTTCTCCTTATGTTAAATGAAACTAATGTACATAACACCATAATAAGCCTTAAGAATCTCCTTACGAATCTTCTTAAGACTCTTCGAGCCATCGACCAGTTTGGATACGGAATCCTTACGGTCAGACTCGAAGTGTATTACTACACGAATTTGATTAGTGGCAGTCATACCAGTTACCTCCTACTTTACCGTCAGTGTCCAACTGACAGCGGAACTTAAAGATTTCCCCTACGTTCCTCATAGCCTGCTGAGCAATACGACAAGCGTCCTCAGCAATCTCAGTGGTGCGACAAGCAATCTGCACTTCATCATGAACCCAAGCCATGTACGCAAAGTCACCATCCCAGCCATGCTTATAGCCAGCTTCCAGCATCAAACGCTCAGTTTCAATAATCCACAGTTTGCATATTAATGCACCCGCAGACTGAAGCAAAGTGTTCAACGCAGTGTGAGGGAACCTTACGTGAACCTTACGACCATCAAGACCCTTAATGTATCGACGCTTCCACTTGACTTGCTGCTCACCACCAACCCACTTAGAGGACTCCACAAGGGTCTGCAAAATGGCTTCACGTAGAGCTACAATCGCTGGGGTGTTCTCAAGGAACTTGGTCTTAAGGCGCTTACCTTCCACCTTATCGCCTCCCACAATGTTACCAATCTTGGCGTCACCAGCCCCATAAAGGAACCCATAGACAAACGTCTTGGCTCGGTCACGGCACAACTCATGGTATTCGTTATGCTTATCCCGAGGCTCATTCGGTGCCAAATCAGCAGCGATAGCGTTAACCCAATGGATATCATCGTTGATGATTGTGTCACAGTACGCCCCGTTGTCATAAGGTGCCATGAAGTGACCCAGACAGCGCAACTCTAAGCCGCTGGCGTCAATCCCTGCTTGAACCCAAGGTTTACCCGTAACGTAGTCCTTATGGTGTTCAGCACCGAATGCCATACGACACTGCTTACCATAAGGAGCACGACCACCAACCACTTGCCCAAGGTTCGGGAAGCTGTGCGTTGCACGTCCAGTCACTGCACCGTTAGGGTTGACCGCACCATGAATCTTACCATCTTCAGCAACGTAACGAAGCCACGCCTTGTCACCTTCAGCAGACTGACCGATGCGCTTCTGAATCATCAGGAAGTCACGAATCATGTCAATAGCTTTCTGCTTCTTAGGGTCATCCACTTTGACGTGCTCTAAGACCTCATCGTTGACTACAGGCTGACCGTTATCGGTGAACTCATAAGGAACCCATCCGGCCTCTTGGAGTTTCTTCTGAATGTGGTCACGTGAAGAAGGGTTGAACTCCACGTACACGATGGGCGTATAAGGTGCACCCTCAACGTAGTCCCGAGTGTCCAGCTCACAGGGTTGTGTGCCTTCACGCTGGGCTTTGTTCTTAGGCTTCTTATAGATACCGCCCGACTTCGGATATTTAACCCGAGGGATTGGCTGACCCTTAAGTGCCCCGTTACGCCAGTGCGTTAAGGCCTGCCCTGTGTTGGGATGACGGAAATCCTCAGTGCCACCCTTAGGCTCCCACCAAGTTCCGAACGCATCCAGCAGAGTCTGGCGCATTTCGGTACGCTTAGCGGACAACTCAACGTACAACTCTTCGATTGCCTTTGTGTTGAACGGGAAGCCATTACGCTCTTGCTTAGCGAGTAGCCACGCAGCGTCATGTTCAATCTTCACCGACCAACCGCAAGCGCCCCAGAAGAGCATTGAGTCGTACCGAGTGTAGTCACCTTCGGGGAAGTAGTGCTTGTCGTTAAGGAACCGCTCAAGGAGAGACTTGGTGACCACAACGTCTTGAACGTTATATTCCATCATGTCCTCATTGAAGAAGCGCCACTCCAAGCCATCCTCATAGGCGTCTCCAGAGTCCTCTAAGGCCTTCTTAAAGTCGTCCTTATACTCACCCTTCATGACACCCATTCGATAACCCCAAGCCTCCAATGCGTGGCTTCCGTAGCGCTTAGGCGGTAACTTGCCTGAACGTAACAGACCCATATCGGTGTCTTTAAGGTTCGAGTGGAGCAACCTTGAGATTACCAAGGTGTCAATGTTGGCCTCACGAGGCAACTTGAAGTCGCGATTCAACAGAGCCTTAGCGAGTTTCTCTAAGACCGGAATGTCATACTTCGTACCGTTATGAAACACCACCAGACCACCACGATTCACCTCAGCTTCGATAGCGTCAAGGTACGCCCCAAAGTCCTTAGGGCGATACCGAACGTATTCGTCTGTGTGATAATCGTAGATGACCCCGCAGTGAAACTTGGTGACGGTCTCTAAGAGACCATCGGTTTCAATGTCGGTGATAATCATAAGGCGTTACCTTTGATGTACATTGAGTGCCACGTCTCCATACACAAACGGCGTTTCTCTGAGACTTCCTTGAGCCACACCAGAGGCGCATTATGGACGTCCAGATTCGGATACAGTGGGAGGACACCAAGGCCGCTCACGAAGATAAGCTGATTTATGTTACAATCGAATGCATCCACAGCTTCCTTAATGGTTCCAACAGGTTCAATCAACAGGTCGTACTCGTCACCCTCATAGGAGACTTTAAGCAGCGCCAAGTGACGCTCACCGAATTCCCCAATGCCATACGCACAGATGCAACGGGATGACCCGCCCATGATGCTTATCGCAGCGGACAGCTCTTTGATTAACTCAAAGGCTCCCTTATGGGTGCGATGCTCTGGGTCGTTCAGAATGATGACCACATCGTAGTCTTTAGGAGTCAACCCAAAGACAGTGTTACGGCAACAGCCGCCAGCTAACGCAAAGTCGAAACCGACCGAGACAACAGAGCGTAGGCTCTCAACGAAATTATGTTGCTTTTGCATAAGGTTTCTCCTTACGATTAACGAACTTGGGAGGAATGCACGCTCGTAAATTGGATGCACCGTAACGCTGTAATCCAGCCTGACAGAACAGTGATTTACCTACTCGATGCGAGAACTGCTGAACTGTTATAAGCCCTCTTTCGGAGCCCTTCACTCTGAAATACTGATTGAACACTTTATGCTTGACCCAATCACCTTCGCGGAAGGGATTACCAGCGTCAGAGTCAAACTCAATAATAGGTGGGTGTTTAACCGCAGGTGCAATCCATCGACCGCAATCGCGTCTCCACCCTAAGTTGCCCAGAATGTGAACCGCAGCGTCACGAGAAGATTCAATCTCATTGACCTCAGCCAGCTCTGTCTGCAACTTCTTGATTTCCTGTTCAATTACAACACGTGTACGCATAAAGACCTCTTAGTTGGAATTAATGATAATCATAAAGGCCACCACATATGGGCGACCTTGAGTTTATCACTACGCTTAGATGCCAGCTTCGCGTTGTTGTGCATCCCTACCTTTGGCAACCACCAATAGACGGCTTTCGTCGTTATCAGCAGCTACACCAGCGGCTATGCTCATCGCGGCAATTAGTCGGCCAACTTGCTCGTCACTTAATGTCATACGCTGAGTGTGGGACTTAGGTGACTTAGAGTCGCGCCAGCGGTAGACCAGCGTAGGCTTACCGTTGCGAACGTTAACGTGAATGCGGCGAGACCATTGGTCTACCGTGTCGGACAGGCGAATAGTGGTGGATGCTTTGATAGGTGCTTTCAACATGATAGGTGTCTCCTATAGGTGGTTACTTGAAGAACTTCTGAAGTTCGGTTGCCCGCGCAGCAATCAGCTCGGCTTCTTTAATATCGTCGGTAGCGTCCAGCTTAAGGAAGAACGCTTCGTTAGCCAGTCCGCGCGCCTTCTGCATGTTGCGCTTAGCCTGCTTGTTCAGCTTGGCGGCTTGTTTGAAGTATGCCTTAACGACCAGTTTACCGATGAACTTGATTGATTTAAACATGCTGTTTCTCCTTATGTGCGATTGACGGTTGCCAATAGTGATAGTTAATGTTTGTGGTCAGACCTTGGGTGCCCAGTTAAGTAGAACTCATGGAGACACTCTGGGCAGTTTCCCCAAGGCTTAAGACGGTTAGTAGTCGTCGCTCTCATCCCATCCAGAAGAGCCACCCGAGCCTGAATCAGACGCTCCTTCGCGCGGAGTGTAGCTAATCGGTTCAAGTTTTCCGGTCTCTGCGTTGTACTGCATGTATCCCGCAACGCCAACACCAATACCGTTAAAGCGGCACTTGAGAACACGAACGAGGACAACATTAGGGTCATCACCTTGCTGGTCACGCTCAAGGGCAATGACTGTATCAGATAGCTGGCGCAAAGCCCCAGACCCACGCAGGTCAGTAATAGATACGGCACGGCCTTCTTCATGAGCTTTTCCTTTAGGTGGATTCTTTAAGTGACAGATAACCACGAGCACAACGCCAGTAGACTTAGCGAACCCTTTTAGCTTCGTCATGAGGCGGTCAATCATCTTGCGTTCATCAGACTCTTCAGAGGCCGATACGACGATTGAGATGTGATCGAGTATGATAACGTCACAGCCTAAGCCTGTGCGCATGTAGTAGAGCTTGGAGAGCAATCGGTCAACCTCAGCCTCCGCAAAGGAGTCGTAAAGGTGGAACGTATCGCTGCCAAAGAGAGCCTTATAGTCAAGGCCGAATTGCCCAGACTTAATGTACTCCGCTTTGAACTCTCGGGTTTGCTGCCGGAGGCGCTTGTTGTTGTGCAGCCCAAGGAGGTCTTCAATGGTCTCCTCAACGGACTCTTCAAGCATCGCCATACCAACCTTAAGACCCTGAGAGGTTCCCCACGCTAAGGCCTGCTGCCGGACAAACGTAGACTTACCCATACCGGAACCTGAAGTGACCATTACGACTTCACCACCACGGCAACCTAGGGTTCGCTCGTTGAGTTCAGGGCAACCATCAAACAGGAATCCTACAGACTGAGCTGACGTCATGTTCTCCATTACGCGCTCTTCGAGACCCTGCGCAGAGACTACACCGTCAGGAATCCATGGGTTAGCGTTCCAGATTTGGTCGAGTACCGCCTTTGAGTCGCCTTGAAGGAGACACTCATTGGCGTCCTTATGGGGCAACACAGCGACCCGAACTTTACCAGCAGGGAGAACCGGAGCGGCTTCCTCTATCGCTGCACGTCCAGCTTCGTCCATGTCGAACATAAGGATAATCTCGTCGAACGAGTCGAAGTATTCATAGTTTGCTGCGCAGGTCTTCTTTGCGGCCTTTGCGCCGTGACCTAGAGACACCACAGGGTACTTACAGTTCTGCAACTCCATGACTGTCAGGAAGTCAATCTCACCTTCAGTCACAACGATTTTCTTACCGCCGTTCCATAAGTGTTTCCCGAAGAGAGCATCAGACTTATGGGCACCCTTACAGGAAAATTGTTTGTCTTTATCTCGGAGCTTCTGGGATATCACAACCCCATTCTGGTCTCGGTAGTCAGCCACTTGATAGTTCTGACCGTTGACCTTAGCAATCCAGTAGCCAGCCTTACGGCAGGTCTCCTCAGAAATACCTCTGGCAGTAAGCGCCATGTATCTCCCGTTGCTCTCCCCGAAACTTAATACCTTACCGCCACCACTTTCAGCGTTCATAGCGGCACCTCCTTTTGGTCTACTTCTGGGAGAGGCCTTAGCCCCATCACCAGCCGTCCACTTCTCACAGACATAACAATAAGTGTGTCCATCAGAAAATACGGAGTTACCGTCAGTAGACCCACAGTTCTCACAGGGGCAGTGGTACAGGAAAATACTGCTGCTCTCCTCTTCGTTGTCGTCACCGTAAGCCATCTTAAAGTACCTCCATAAGTTTAGTTATTTATTGGTCACCAGAACGTTCTGCTCAAGCCACAGTGGAACCTTAAAGCTCGGGCAGGCCTTAGGTGCAAAGTCGTAATGACCCTTAACGGACGCCTGAGGATATCGACCTTTCAGTTTCTCCAAGAGACCACGAAGGACGCTCATTTGGATTGGCGTGAAGTTCGCTTCAGGTGCGCCCTTACCGTTTATGCCACCAACAAGACAGATACCTACAGAGGAGTCATTTTGTCCTACTGTATGTGCGCCGATTTGGTCAACGTCACGGCCTTCTTCAATGGTACCATCACGTTTGATAACGAAATGATAACCCACATCCAAAAAGCCGCGCTCTTTGTGCCACTGACGGATTTCGCGAATACCGATATTCATTGAGGGCTTTGTTGCCGCGCAGTGAACAATCAGGTGACGTGTCTCCTTACGGGCTTTGAATTGTACCTTAGCCATGATTACTTCTCCTTCTTCTTAACGGACTTAAAGCGGTCAAACGGAACCTCAATCCGTGACTCTTTCAGCCATTCAACAGGTATCAGTTTATCAGCAAACTTAATACCATTCTTTTCGCACCACTCAGCGTAACTGGTTGGCGACCCTTTGTACAACTTAGTGCGACTTGAGGAGAACACCAAGCGAATGTCCAGCATAGGGAACTGTTCGCGAATCAACAGGTGTTTCTTTCGGTCGTCACTATCCCAGAGACCCTTAGTCTCCACGAAGATACCGTTCGGTAACAGGAAGTCGGGCGTGTAGAAGTGGTTACTTGCGGGGATTACATAAGGTATCTTCCACATTTCGTAATCAAACTTCACGCCCTTAGCCTCAAGCTGCTTAGAGACTTTATCTTCAAGACCGCTACGGAATGCCCCAACGCGGGACACTCCTCTCGCAGCGTAGACGTTAGCCATTAGAAATCGCCATCGTCGCCTGAGTCAGCTTCTGAGGTGCCTTCACCATCATCCTGCGACCATTGACGCTCTTCAGGTGTCTGCTGTGAGTAGCCGCCTTCTTCCACTTCATCGGCTCTCCAATCGCCACCGTTGCCGGATGTTGCTAGTTCAACCAACATTACGGAGTCCAATTGAATCTTAACGGAAGCGCCTACAGCCGTGTTCCATGTGTATGGGAACAGTTTGTATTTGACTTTCAGTTTAGACCCTGAGCGGATGAAAGGTGGTTCTTTCATGACCTTACCATTAGCGTCAACGATGGTCGGCGTAATGTGCTTGGTCTCTTTGGTCTTTTTGTCTTGGAAAGACGCATAACACTTGACCTTAAAGGTGGTCGTTCCGTCACCATTATCGATGAACGGCATATCACCTTCATACGGCAGAAGGGGTTTCTTACCACGCTGAACCGTTGGTGGGTTCGCTTCGTAGTCTGCCAGTTTCTCCGCGTAGTGCTCGTTGTGCATGTCAACGATTTCTTTCACCATGCGCTTACAGGCTGGGCTTGCGTTATCCAGCGTCAGGTCTACCTTATAGACACCGCGAGGGTTACCGAAGCCTTTCTCTTCGTTGCCGTAGTCAGGTTTATTAAGGTAGACGTAACCGTCAGCCGTGCCCAGACCAGAGGTGTAAACTTTCTTGAGATTAAAAGCCATAACGTTGCTCCTTATATTGGTTGTGAGATGGTAGGTCGAGGGGTTAAGGGATTCGAACCCTTATTAGCAGCCAGCTAAGCCAAGCCCAGACACCACGCTGAAGCGCCTCATCTTCAAAGCGTACCTTCCAATAGTGATAGTTAATCAGTCCGGTTTCACTTCGGGGCGTACCCGAGTGACTGCCAGACCAGCAGGGATGTATTTCAATTCAGCCACGTCCAAGGCCTCATCCAGTGTTTCCGCAAAGACTGGCACTTCGGTTTCACCTAAAGTTGTCTCAACGGTAACAAGGAATTTCTTTAGGGAGTGGTTAGCTTCCATAGCATTTCTCCTTATGTTTATCGAATAGCTCCTGATAGAACGAGGCCTTCTTCAAGTCCTGCTCCATAGTCGCCAGCTCAGACTTCTTACCAGCCCTTAGGCGGTACTTAAGGACGTTCCCAAGGCAGAACCCTTTGAACTCCGCGACAGTCATTGACCGAGCGATGACCTCAATGGATTCTACGTCGGTGAACAGCATGTAATGGCTTGGAGCCTTTACGTTGTCACTTACTGAGTTGCCTTTAGATTGGCCTACAGAGCCTCCTACCGACCCAGAACAGCCGCCTGCATGGTCAACCGTCTTAACGTTAATCAGGGCGCTGGTGATGTGTGGAGTTGAGATACGTCTGCCGTCCCAAAGTACCCATATGATTCCGTTACGGCCTTCCTGTAGCACTGAGGTGACCGTCCCTGTACACCCAATGTAATCACGGCCGCACCCATTATACTTAACGCGAGAATTAACGTACATTTAGCACCTCCTCAATACGTGCTACCACAAGGCGAACCAGAGGGAACCGTGTGACGACAACTGGAACTTCTGGGCGCTTACCTTCAGCAGCCTTAAAGAACGTGCCAGTGGTCACAGTAGCGTGAACGCGAGGTGACAGCTCAACGGTAGACCCAATGATACCAATCTTTTCGTGCTTACCTGAAGCGAAAGCAGTTGAGCGGTCAACACGACGAGCACTGTAAATACCGTTGGATGAATTGAAATGTAAACGTAACATAATGGTGCCTCCTTATGGTGTACTTGGTAGATTACCATTGTCACCGGATAGCATCAACGCCAGAGCCAGTATGATAATCGTGACGATAAACGTAGAGAACATAATGTGTCTCCTATGGTGATAGTTAATGGTTGAACTAATGATAACGACAAAAGGCCAGACCCTTATCAAGAGCCTGACCTTTAAGCGAATCACTAATGAGAACGGCGGTCGTTCAGGATACCCAAAGAGAACCCAATGATGAACATTGAGGTCGCTTGGATGTACACGAGGATTACTTCAGGAGTTGCCATTACTCGATTCCATTAGTTAACACGGTGATTAGGCATCCAAGGAATCCAAATCCTGCCAATAACAATAAGAGTAGCAATAATGCTTGTCCCATTAGATTTTCTCCTGAGGGTTATCTTCAGTTCCACGGAACATTACGAACGATGGGTGACGCAAGGAGCCGTCTGGAGTCTCCTCCATGTAGCTGATTTGGCACTGCCAGCCGTGATAATACTCACCAGCTAGGCCATCAAAGGCTGTCTCAAGGCAACGGTGTTTCTTCACGTTGTCTGTGAATTCATCCATAAGAGCCTTTGAGATGTTCGTTGCATTAACCACACGACCAGACTCTAAGAGCACCTCAAAGCCAATCACCTTGCCTTCATTGGCGAGACCTTCAGTTCCCCATACGAGACCCTGAATGACACCATCAGCCTCATTCTCAGGCTTCATCTTCCACCAGCCAGACTTCTTGCCGCGCTTGTAGTAGCCGTAAGGGTCTTTCACGATTAGGCCTTCGAGACCACGTTCGCGGACTTCCTCATAGAGTGCCTTGAGTGAGTCCATATCGAACACATCGTAGGTCTCTGCGAGCTGCCAGTCGATTTCAGGGATGTGGTCACGGAGAACCATAATCATCTGCTGGACGTGAATCTGCATTACGGAGTTCATCACGGCTACATCTTCACCCGCTTGGATTTTATCCAGAGGCAGGATAGCGTAAAGGCGCACTTCGAGTAACTCTGGGTTTAAGCAGAACTCGGTACGAACCCGTTTAGCAACGCCGACTTTTCGAGGCTTAAGCATGTCAGGGCTAACAGGTATATTATGGTATTTGCTATTTTCTGCCTTGAGCCACTTGGTGCGTAGTAGTCCAGACCCTGTATTGAAGTCTACACCTTTGACCATAAGTTCACCGTCAAGCATGAAGCCTTCAGGATAAATCCAACGGTCATCTTTCAGAACCTTCTCCCAGCGTTCATCAAAGCCGTTCAAGTGACATAACGCAGGGATGGTCTTAGAGACCCGTGAGAGCCACGAAGGGATAGCCATAGGGTCAATCACAACGTTACCACGAACGCCATCATACTTAACGTCTGCGATGAGCGAGCCTGAGCGTTCAGCTACCTTCATGATTGCACTTTCGGAATAGCTTACAGCTTTGTACGGTTTGGTTTCGATAAAGGTTGTCATGGTGATTATCTCCAAGATGTGAAATCGTTATAGAACTTGTCAAGTTTAGCACAGATGTCAAAGACACCTGAAGCTGTGAACGAGTGGTAGGCCTTTACGGTTGGCGGCGCGCCGTCATAAGTAGCTGACTCAACCAGATGCACATAGTAACCGCAGCGCATATGGTCTTGACTCATGATTGTCTCAAAGCCCAGAACACGAAGGCGCGTTAAGCGTAGATTAAGTGGTGACCAGTCTTCACGACCCATAATGGTTCCCCTTAGGAGCTGAACGGACAGGAGCCGCCTTAGCGGCTTCACGTTTCTCTTCACGGTCTGCTTTGCGGTCACGTTTGTTCAGCTTAGCACCTTTGCGACCAGTGAAATTCTCGGTAGGTGCTTTCTTGGTGATGCGCTCAAAGTTGTCTGAGGAGTAACGTACTGCGAAAGTTGCTATCATTTGTTCTTGGCGTGTCATAGTGTGATTCCTTATGGTGGTTGTGTATGAGATAATGCGATTAATAGATGACTCTCGGAAGAATCATCAAGTAAGGCTTTAGGCTTCGTCTGCCAATAGTGATAGTTAATTGTCTGCGTCCAGATAACACAGGACGATACGACCAGCTACATCCTTCTTATAGTAGATGAAGTCTTTACGTTCACCGTCTGACGCCACTTGAGTCAAGATATAACGGTCAACCCGCTCTTCCCAATTCAGGTGGGTTATAACCTTACCGCATGACCCTAAGCCTAACTGGAAGAATGCAGTTTTGTAGCCAACATTAGGGACATTCGCTACGAACTTCAAAGAGGACAGCTTACCGACTTCATCAGCTTCAAAGCGGCGCGGCTGAACCTTATGTGACTGTAGCCACTCATCATAGAAGCGGTAAAGCGTCAATACCAGTAGTGGGAAGATAATGCACGAAGAAACGATGATGATTGCTTTGTTGTCTGGATTGCTAATCAGTTCATAAATCATAATTAATATGCTCCTTAATGTGGTGTCTCTAGGATTGCTCTTAATGTACAACCTTAACGGCCTACCTAACGTACTACCTTAAGTGGAACTACTCCGAGCGTGGTCATTAAGACCAGAGGCTCGAAGCGTCTCCCTATAGTGATAATCAATTAGGCGAATGCAAAGTCTGACTTCAAGATTTCCTGAAGGTCGAGGTTACCTTTAGGTGGCATCGCAGGCATCTTATCCAACTGACTCTCATGGAGCTGGTCGGCAAACTGCTCATAGAAGTCTGCAATCACATCGTTGTGCTCGTAAGTCTCAACGAGGGTCTCACGGACTGCTTTAAAGAGGTTCCCAGCGTCTGCTGCGAGTGTGCCGAATGAGTCATGGATAAGGGCAAACTCAGTGATTCCATACTTACGGTTGGCCTTAACGACCGTTGTGCGTAAGTGGGAGCCGTCCATTGAGTGTACGAAGTTGGGCGCTATACCTGTCTCTTGCTTATGAGCGTCAATGCCAACAGTCTCATAGGTGTTCAGTGTAGGCTGAAGGTGGAAAGACCCAAGAAACAGCAGGTTCAAGCGCTTCTGTACTGGCTTACGGTATTCTTGCCACACAGGAAAACCGTCAGGAGTGACCCAATGAACAGCGCAACGTGCCCTTAAGACCTCTTTGGTTTTCTTGTCCTTTACCTCAGCAGCCAGCAGCTTAGCGGCGGCTTGTAGCCACTTCATGGCCTCTACAGCAGCAACCACAGTGACGCTTACACATTCCCAGATTAACTTAGCCATATAGCCAGCGGCCTGATTTGGTTGTGTGAACATCATACCCTTACCACCATCAATGGCTGGACGAATGGTGTCCTCAAGCACTTGGTCACGGAACCCGTATTCCTTGGAGCCGTAAGCCAGAGTCATTACGGAACGTTTAGTTACCCCACGGTTCACCCCAAAGGCTAACCATTGGTTTGCCAAGGTCGCGGTTCCTAGCGTGGTCTTTTCGGTAGCCTCACCCGTCTTAACGTCTGTAATGACCTCTACGGTGTTCTGAGAGCCATTTATTGCGTCCACCTTGAGCCGGTCGTTAACCTTATCCGCAACGATGCGGTAGATGTCCTGAACGATTGCTGAAGGTAGAAGGTTAACAGCAGCACCACCGATTTCATCACGAAGCATTGCGCTAAAGTGTTGTATCCCAGAGCATGAACCATCAAAGGCCAGAGGCAACGAGGACACATACGACTTACCGTGCTTAATAGCACCTGCATACTCAAAGCAGAACGCAAGGAAACAGAATGGTGAATCTTGTTCAGCCCACCAAAGGTTATCCAAAGGGTTCTCAGCGCTTGCCATGATGTTCGCGTGGTTGTCTTCAATGAATGATATGCGCTCAGGGAAAGGCACCTTATCAACACCCGCGCAGTTTGCCCCGTGAATCTTCAGCCAGTACATTCCATCGGAACCAAGCGGCTTACCTTTAGCGAACGTTAAGAGACCTTTGGTCATATCGTTGCCCTGAGGGTTGAACATTGGGACAGCGTACACACGACCACGCCAGTCGAGGTTCATTGGGAACCAGATGGCTTTGAACTGAGCAAACTTATTGGCCTGCGCAACGGTGAATTCCATTGACAACCGACGAGACACCCGAGCCTTGTCCTTACGGTAAATCGCTGAGGCTTGTTTCTTCCAGTGCTTTAAGGCCACCTCATTGGTGTCGATATCGTCCGGCTTAACTGGTAACTCTTCACGCTCTAACGCTGGGACGTCACTCACAGGACAATGCTTCCAGTTGACAATCTGATTGACCACTGAGAGAACCTTAGTGTTAATCTTCCAAGCTGTATTCTGTGCAAGGTTCACCGCTTCGTAGACTTCAGGCATTTCTACTTCAGCGTAGCGCATAAGGCCCTTCTTTGTGCCTGTCCGAATGAGAGCTAAGGGCTTACGACCAGCCGCCCAATAGCCACCACCGACAGTGCTCGTCCACGGTCTCGGAGGGACTACACAAGGTTGGAACATCGGGGCGACCGCTGCGAGGCTTCCGGCTCGCTTAGAGAGCACCTCAACGTACTCTGGGGCCAGAGACACAAAGTTAACGTCTTTATCGGCTTGTCCTGCATGGGTGCGGTCGATGGTAATCAATCCGGTGGACTCAATGAGCAACTCAAGCATTTTGATACCAACGTGCGTGGTCTCCTCAGCCGTCCAGTTAGTCCACACTGATTTGATATCGCCGCGCTCCATCATGTCCTTTTCCACAACCTGCATGTATGCCTTTTTGTATAGCAGGCCATTACGCTTGTTAAGCCCATCCTCAACGTAGTTCTTAAAGAACTTGGCTTCTTCATCACGGATACGGCCATAGCGAATTTCGTCCTCAACGGAGCGCCCAATGTGTGAGGCCACCGCTTGGATGCTCGCAGCGTCTGTCTTAGCGCATGTTGCCAAGACCTGCTTAACGGTGATAGCCGCCAGCGTCAGAGCGTCTACGCCCTTGATGATGCTGTACGCTACATGCTTACGTCCGGTCTTCTTAGAGCCGTCCTCTTTGAATTCACAGGAATGAACCCATGTAGGGATGTGCTCTGCGAGACGAGGAACAAGGGTCTGAATGAGAGGTTTAGCGGCTGCATTATCTGCCAACTCACCAGCTTCAATCTGACGATTCAACTGCTTGATAAAGCGCTTTTCCCCTTCAGCGTATGCTTCATGTTCAAGGCGCAACTGGACGGCTGCTAAGTGTTCACCGTAGGCGTCAGCTAGAACGTTGAACGGTTGGATGGCGTTAGATACATCAGAGAAATCATTTGCTACAGGTTTGACGACGTTAACGGTCATTGAGTTGTTTCCTTAGGTGGTGGCGGTTCGGTTGGTTCTCTTTCGGTAGCCACCTTACGTGGCGACTACCTGAAGAAGACCATCTTAGCCCATTAAGAACTGTCTATCAAGGCGCTTATCAATTGGCAAGGCGTGGTTCGAAGCGATGGCCTTAAAGTTGTCACAGAGGATACGCTCACCTGCCATATGTATTAGTGCAAACTCAACGCCGCTCGCGTTGTTTACATATAGTGCTGCCCTCCAAGGCATATCGTGGTTCCTAAGCATATCATCACGAAGTTGGTTGGCTTTATTTACCAAACGCTTCACTTTCTGGCGCTTCTCCCGAGCCTTACCCTTACGTGCCCACTTTCTGCGAACATTACGAGCCGCTTTGATATCCTTACGGAATTCACCGTTAGGGTCTCGCTTAGCTTTACGCATGACAGCCTTATCGATTACACGTTGAGCCGCTAACGCTTCGATTTCCTTAAGCAGCTCCTCAGGGTCTACATGGAAAATCTCTTTGTCCAACCCTCTTGTATAACTCACAGGGTCTGTAATGACCAGCCATTTCGTATCAGGGTCTACCATAACGTTACCACTGTGTAGGTCGAATGACGCTATACCACTGAAGAACTCACGGATTAACTTTGCGGTCTCCATAAGCTCTTGGCTATCACTGTCCCAGACTTCCTCTTGGGCTGACTTTAGGTCATTACACTCTATGACGTCCTTTACGATATAATAAGAGGCTTTGACTGACGCTTCAGCTTCCCAAGAGTGGTAAGTCATCAGCTTATCCATTACGACCGTGTAGCACGCTGTATGGCGTTCGATAGCGTGAATCGTGGGGATACCTCTACGGCCTTGATGCATACGACAGAACGCTGCATAGGCTGCTCCAGAGTCTTCCTTCTTGAAGCCTACCTTAATGACCTTCTTAGGTAACAACCTGTGCTCATACGCAATACTGAAATGACCATTACCCATATGGTAATATCCAAGGTCAATCAGAATACTACGCAGGGTCAACCACCAATCGTGGCACTCCAGTGCAGTATCACCGGATGTTCTCTTGCCGCCTTCCGTTTCGTGCGCCACAACGTCCGCTAAGAGGGCCACAAGGTCTTGCTGACGGGTCTCTAAACCTGCGATTCCAGCGTTCTTAATGGCCTCCATACGAGCCTTAAAGGTGTCATAAACGCTTGGTACTATTGGCGTGGTGCTGGTGGCTGGCGCTGAGTTGTTCATAGTGTTTACTCCGAGTGTTGGTGCTAATTAGGTTGGATTGGATTGATTGGGTTTAATGCAACGTGCTTGTTATTATCGTACAGACGCTTAAGGTGAACCATAGCGCGGTCATGTGGTAGACCATAAGCCATTAGGCACCGGAAGTTATTCACTGTTTCGCGAGTGAGGCCATAGGTTGTTAATCCTTCAGACCGAGCCGTGAAGATATCTAAGGACAACTTAAAGGCTTCGTCTTTAGGGATTACCTGAAGACCTTTAGGCTTGTTCCAATGCATGTCCAAGGCGTGTGCTAAATTGGCGCTGCTAATACGTTGCGACATCAAAGAGACCTCTCTTGTTGCCTGTAAAGCGGCCTTTAGGTGACCGTGTGGTGAACTTAGGGCCAGTCAGTGACCAGCCCGTTAGTACCGCTCTGTGGGTCTTGCGACCCTTGATGAAGTCCCTCAGGATAAGCCCTGCGATGAGGGCATATGAGGAGACCATTAGGACTACGATAGACACGATTAGCGTACCTCCCAGAGTTGGCCTTTAGAGTCAATCGTTCCGGCTTCACCGTAGAAGCAATCCACAGGCTGCATGATACCTGTTAGCGGTTCGCTCTTAAAGCCTGCATCATCAAGAGACATCAAGAACGCTGTATGAGTCTGTGAGTTGACCACTAGGATGCAATCTTGCTCAAAGACAAACGTAGCATAACGACATACACGCTGAACCTGCATGGTGTCTTCACATACAACCTTAAAGGTATGCTCATAGGTCGCCTGACGTGCACCAGCTTCACGGTAGACACCTGTTACCTCTTCTACACAGACACCAACATGTGCAGGGTATTCTTTAAGCCACGCTCTCAGCTCATTCGTGCGGGTGAATGCTTGGTCGGCTTTATCTGCGCGGCAAGCTGACACGAATACGGTAAAACTGTTTGCGCGTTCTTTAGTGTGAATCATGGTGTGGTATCCTTAGAAAGTGACTGATTGATTGATTGAGTGTTTGCATGGTAGATATATAGACTTAAAGCATGACCATGCGCACCTACTTGTCGATTCGCTACAAGCGGAGCTTAGACGCGCGCTTAAGGTTGCATCATCTAGGCTGCTCAAAGCATCGCACTGTGTGTGCCCGTCTCGCGGTAGATGCCTTAAGGTGCCTATGTGTTGTGACCTTAGGTGTTGTGCCTCAGTGGTGAGGCTTAGTGTGACCATATTGCTAAAAGTGGTATGTATATATATATATATATATATCTTGTTGTGGTCGCCCTGTGGTAGCGGCTTGAGGTGAATCATAAGGTGGTCTCTTTAAGGTGTCAATAGGTATTTATCATTAAATTGATAATCTTTTATCTAACCACTCAATGGTGTCTCTTTAAGGGATGTCTCTCTATGGTGATAGTTAATTAATGACACATTGGCTATTAACAACCTATGACCTTATGGCTCTATAATGATAGCGCAGTATGTAGCACCGCTCTTTAACAATCTGAACTAAGTAGCAACGATAAGCCCTGAGAGTGCCTCACTCTGATAAACGCCTAATGACAGCACCTAATGGAACGGCAGTGAGAGGTCACTCTGATAAACACCTGAAGAGCTACTTAAAGAGAGGGAATGGTCTTGAGGTGTTAACTTGAGGTCGAACCTAATGAGGCACTTAATGAGGCCTAACAGATAGGGAGACAGACAGATGAACATATGAACACCCAAAGTGATCATTTGGTCACACCTAAAGCACCACTCAAAGCCTCACCTAAAGGCCGCAGCACTTGAAGAGCACTTGAAGGTTGACTTGAGGTCGCACATAATGATAACGTAAAGAGGGCTGAGGAGTGGTAACCGAAGGTTAAATCTTGAGGAGGCCATAGGGGGAACTTTGAGATTCGTCACCTATGAGA